ATCAAACAACAAACATAACCCACGGCACGGTTTGTATTAGTGGTAAACTTACCAGTTACAAAACGAAAGCCGAGGCTCATAACAAACTACAAGAGCTTGGTTATGCGGTCAAGACAAGCTTGACAAAAGATGTCACGATCCTAGTAAACGAAAGCGGAGTTGAATCTGCTAAAACTAAGAAAGCCAGAGATTCTGGCGTTCAAATCATAACTAACCTTTTAAATTTTATTGGAGAATAAAAAACATGGCACTACCTAAGTGGAATGACGAGCGTACTACCGCTCTAACTGATTTTATCGGTGGCGAAAGCCCCGTTTCTCAAGCAACTGTTGCGGAAGCAGCTGTTGAACTTGATACCTCTACTCGATCTATCTCAAGCAAATTGCGAAAGATGGGCTTCGACGTAGAACTGGCTTCTGCCAGTGCAACTCGTGCGTTTAGCGACTCACAAGAAGCAACTCTTGCTGCTTTTGTCTCAGACAATAGCGGAGACTACACTTATGCAGAGATTGCAGGTCATTTTGAAGATGGCGCATTCTCTCCTAAGTCAATCCAAGGCAAGATTCTCTCTATGGAACTAACTGGCCACGTCAAGCCTGCTCCTAAAGTAGAAGCTGTACGCACGTACTCTCCTGCTGAAGAAGTCACCTTTGTATCTATGGTACAAGACGGTGCTTTCGTAGAAGCAATCGCGGCTGAGCTAGACCGTTCTGTAAACTCTGTACGGGGCAAGGCTCTTAGCCTACTTCGTTCTGGAGACATTGACGCAATTCCTCGTCAAGAGACTACCAAAGGCGCTTCTAAGGAAGATCCATTGGCCGAGTTGACTGACATTGCAACTATGGGTGTTGAAGATATCGCTGAAGCGATTGGCAAAACTGCTCGTGGCGTCAAGACTATGCTAACACGTCGTGGCATTTCAGCCGCTGACTATGATGGCGCAGCTAAGAAAGAAAAAGCTTCTGCTTAATCCTTTTTAGTTTATAGAGCAGGCTCTTCGGGGTCTGCTCACTTTTTTAGATTTGGAATCGGGAGAATTTCATTGAATATCGCTAGTGCTTTGATAAAGCAAGTGCTAACACTCGGAGACTTTCAGACTTGGAGTGTTACGCATAAGCATTATCTGCCAGAGGAATATCATAGTCTTTATAAGGTTATTGATAAACACTCTGCCGATTTTCATAAGATGCCAACGATTGAAGATCTAAAGTTTGAGATTCGTGACTCAAGTACTCGTGAAAAACTGTTCGCAGTAGAAGCAGTTGAGGTCGATGCCGACCCTGACATGCTTCTCCAGTACTTGAAGAACGAATATACTCAAAAAGAAATTCTGGATTCACTTGAGGATTATGTTGAGCACTCTGTCGCGTTCGAGGATGCACAAGAGTCTGTTCAACACCTTCACCAGATCGTACTTGATATTGAGCAAAAAGTAGATTTGGAAGATCCACAAGAAAGTATGCAACGTATTTCCTTGTTTGAACCAGAAGAAGATTTAGCTAAGTACGTGCCCCTCGGTCTCAATGAGGAATACGACCACGAGATACAGTTCTCTCCCCGAGATCTAGTAATGGTTGGTGGTAAACGAGGAGCAGGTAAGTCAGTTATTTGTGCTAACATTGCCAATAGTGTTATCAAAACTGGTAAGTCGGCTATCTATTTCACTATAGAAATGGATAGCCGATCTATCCTTCAGCGATGCTGTGCCATAGCCACAGAAGTCCCTTTTTCACGTCTGCGTACTAAGAATCTTAGTGTAGGAGAGTGGGAGAAGGTTGCTTCGTGGTGGGCAGATCGTTTTGTTGCTGGGCAAGACCGCTTGAACGAGTACAAAGAACACCGTGATTTCGATAAGTTTCATAGTAAGCTACAAGTTGGTGAGCTCCTCCCGACTCAACAGCTTGATGTTGTCTATGATCCTTCTCTTACGTTATCCAAAATTCGTGCAGAGCTTGACAAAAAAGTTAAGCCAATGAATGTGGGTATTATCATAGTGGACTATATCAATCAAGTAAAGCGGTCGAGTCTCCCTTCTCGGGGAGGTCAGTATGACTGGACAGAACAAATCGAAGTAAGTAAAGCGTTGAAGTCTATGGCACAAGAATATGATTGTACAGTATTTACACCTTATCAAACAGATGCAAGTGGAGAAGCTCGTTTTGCTAAAGGCATCCTTGATGCAGCAGATGCGGCCTATGCACTAGAAACGTGGGATCATGAAGATGCCTGTATCACTTTGAACTGTGTAAAGATGCGATCAGCTTCTATGAAGTCCTTCACATCCACAGTAGACTGGGACACCCTTAAGATTGGCCCTGAGTCTGCACTCACTCCTAAAGAAAAGGAAGATTCTACGCACAAGACAGGCGAAGATATTCACGATCTTTAAAATATTTCTTGACTTTTTAACTTTTCATGCGTATAATATACGGATACTTAAAAGGAGAAAAGCATTTGGCACTTACATTCGGTAGTTTACGACACACTAGCTCAGGTAGAAAGAGAAAGCCTTTACCTAAAGCAAAGCGATATACACCCAAGTTTCGGCCTTTAGAAGACACTAATGTATACCGTAGAGAAACTAAAGAGTATAAGTCCGCAGATGTATCAGGATCAGACACAACACTCAATGCTAGACATAAGCTAGACTCAAAGTATACAATCGCACCTGCATACAATAAAGGTGCTTACCAAGTAATTAGTAGAGAAAACGTACAGGATATTGGCCGATGACAGTAGAAGACCTATTAACATCAAGAAATGTTTATTTTATACCCAAAGGCGCAGACTGTTTAGTTACATGTCTTAACCCTGAGCACCCAGATAGAAACCCAAGTATGCGTATTGACCGCATTACGGGGATATTTGGTTGTTTTACCTGTGGTTATAAAGGAAACATTTTTACGCATTTCGGAGAAAAGGCAAACCATCTACAAGTAAGACGAGAACTATTCAAAAAGACTATTAGAGAAAAGAGGTCTGAAAGTATTGGTTTGTCTTTTCCTCGAAATCTTATGCCGTATACAGGCAACTGGCGTAGTATTAAACCAGAAACGTATAAAAGATTTGAAGCGTTCCAACATCATGACCCTGATTATATAGGACGAGTAGTATTTCCAGTACGAGATATATCAGGTCGCATAGTAGCATTTAATGGTCGTCATACTACGGGCGGCACGCCTAAGTATATGATATCGCCTGCGGGTGCAAAGATGCCTTTATTCCCTATAGTAGATCCGATACAAGGTTCTGTTATACTAGTAGAAGGTATATTTGATATGATTAACCTGCATGATAAAGGGTTGACCAATGCAGTATGTTGCTTTGGCACAAAGAATATAAATGAAGATAAGTTAAGAATGTTGTCGATACAAGGCGTAGAGTCTGTCGATATTTTCTTTGATGGAGATGACGCAGGACAGGCAGCAGCAGTAATAGTAAAAGAAATGGTAGAGCGAGTAGGCTTAACCTCAAGAAATATATGTCTCAAGGATACAGATCCAGGAGCATTACCACTAAAATCAGTACAAACATTAAAGAGTAAAATATATGCCTAAAGTTGCATTAGTAGAAACTAAACCAAGTAGAACAAATTTCAAGAAAGAGTTTGATGATGAGTTTGAGTTTGATCAATATCAGCTCTGCTCTGACCCGAACCTTAAAAAAGTACTAAAACGAGATTGCGATATCGAGATTGATATTGACGCATATGACTGGATTATTCTAGTAGGTAGCGATGCTCTTAAGTTTTTTACTTCGGAAAACTCCGTAACAGAATACTCAGGTAAGAAAGTAGCCGAAAAGTTCTTACCTGTCATTAACCCTGCAATGCTTGCATTTAAGCCAGAGGCCCAGCGAACATGGGACGACTCTAAGCTTAGCATTGTAGAGTACATAACTGGCAATAAACAAGACACAGTAATCACAGAACACAATGCTTGGGGCATCGAAGATACCGCAGAAGCTAATGCTTTCTTACAAGCAGCTATCGACGCGCCCCTCCCCTACGTTGCACTTGACTCCGAGACAACGGCTCTATGGCCTCGAAACGGGCATATCCTAGGACTGAGTTTGTCTTATGAAGCAGACCGAGGCGCTTACATTAATACAGAGTGCCTTGACGAAGAGTCTGAGCGCCTCCTGCAAGAGTTGTTCGATAAAAAGATAGTAGTATTCCATAATGCTAAGTTTGATATAGCGTTCTTTGAGTACCACTTCAACTTTAAGTTCCCGAATTTCGAAGACACTATGTTGTTGCACTACCTTATTGATGAGAACCCAGGCACTCATGGACTTAAGCAGTTATCTATGAAGTATACAATCTATGGAGACTATGAGAAGCCTATGTACGATTGGATTGATAAGTATAGAAAAGAGCATGGCATCCTCAAGGCAGACTTTAACTGGGGCTGTATTCCTTTTGATATTATGAAACTATATGCAGGTATGGATGCGGCCTGTACTTTCTTACTCTACGAGAAGTTTGTTAAAATTAAACAAAACAAACGCTTATGTAAGGTGTACGATAACATACTCATACCAGGTTGTAGATTCTTGACAGATGTTCAAGACAATGGTGTACCCTTTGACAAAGATCGTCTAGCAAAGTCTCAAATGCTTATGCAAGAACAGATTGACGAAGCTATAGCAGAACTCTATAAGAATCCTGCTATTAGCAAATTTGAGGCAATTAATGGAAAACATTTTAACCCTAATAGCACTCTGCAACTTCGCAGCTTATTGTTTGATTTCCTTGGGCTTAAACCTACTGGAAAAAAGACAGGTACAGGTGCAAACAGCACAGATGCGGAAGTTCTTGGAGAGCTGGCAAGCCAATCCGAAGTCCCTGCCCTCATTCTTGCCATCAGACAAAAATCCAAGATTAAAAATACTTATCTGGACAAAATTATACCGCAACTGGACAGAGATAGCCGGTTACGCACAGGCTTTAATCTTCATAGCACAACTTCTGGTAGGCTTAGTTCTTCTGGCAAGCTTAATATGCAACAGCTTCCTAGAGATAATCCTATTGTAAAAGGCTGTATCAAAGCTGCCTCGGGCCATAAGATTGTTGCAATGGATTTAACTACAGCAGAAGTATATGTTGCGGCTATCTTAGCAAAAGACAAAGCATTGATTGAAGTGTTTAAGTCTGGAGGTAACTTTCACTCTGCTATCGCACACAAAGTATTTAGACTACCTTGTGACGTATCGGAAGTAGCATCTCTTTATAGTATGCAAAGACAGGCGGCTAAAGCTGTAACCTTTGGTATTATGTATGGAGCAGGTGCAAACAAGATCAGTGAGCAAGTAACAAAAGATAGTGGTAAACCTTTTAGTAGGAAAGATGCACAAGAAGTTATTGACGACTACTTTGCAGAGTTTCATAAATTAAAAGAGTGGATCGAAGACAATCAAAAATATATCCAGCAAAATGGATTCATTTACAGCTTCTTCGGAAGAAAGAGGAGATTACCAAATGTCGCATCGACAGACAAAGGCATCCAGAGCCATAGCGTTAGGTCTGGTCTTAATTTTCTGGTGCAGTCTGCTGCTAGTGATATTAACCTTCTAGGAGCAATAGACATGAACTCTTGGATTAAAGCAAACAAAAAGAAAGCTCGTATCTTTGCTTTAGTACACGATTCCATTCTAGCAGAAGTACCCGATGAAGAAGTAGACGAGTATATGCTCAAGCTAGCGCAGTTTGTACAGCTTGACAGAGGACTCTCTATTCCTGGCACTCCTGTAGGATGTGACTTTGAGATTATCCATCAAGACTACTCAGGCGGTAAGTTCGAGAAAATGTATGGTGATAACGTATAGAGAAATACCTAAACTGACATTCCCAGTCTTTCTCTTGGAATCAGGGAACTGGGATATGTCAGACGGGTTATTATTTTTAGATGGGCTAATATTAGATGATAAAAATCAACAGGGCAATACATTAGGTGCTCGTAGAATGCAAACGCCTCATAAAAATTTAGAAAGATTGAGACGTATGATCACTCATCCTAATGGCCTGCTAAAACAGAATACAAAGTACTTCATAGATAATACAGGAAAACCGTTTATCTATGAGAAAACAAAGATGATGACAGTAAAGTACATGAAGATTGATAAGATTGTACAGAAAGATGTAGCGTCTTTAATATATGTAAAAGGTCATAGAGTGCCTTTTACTGTACCACGGCCTCCCGAGACAGGATATACTTGGGCAGGAATTTTGCATATCAAGGGGCTACCTTGGATGCTATATGAGTACTCGGAAGAGAAACTCAAGGACACTAAGAGAAAAGTATAGATTATGGCTAAAAGACGTAAACAAACACTTGCAGGAGCTAGCTTAGAGCTGCAGGAAATTGAACCCTTAACCAGAAACCAACTCAAAGCATTTGAGTCTAAGAAAAACCTTGTACTCCACGGATTAGCAGGCACAGGAAAGACATTTATTTCTTCGTACCTAGCCTATGATGATATGGCCAAGGGTAAGTATCAAAACCTAGTAGTTATTAGAAGTGCTGTTCCTACGCGGGACATGGGCTTTTTACCCGGTACTGAGAAAGAAAAGAGTGCTGTCTATGAAGAACCTTATAAAGATATCTCTAATGACTTGTTTGGTCGTGGAGATGCGTATGAGATCCTAAAGAAGCAGGGTCTAGTACACTTTATGACTACTTCATTTATTAGAGGCATAACACTTAGAGATGCGGTAATTCTTATTGATGAGTGTCAAAACATGTCTTTTCATGAGCTAGATTCTATCATTACTCGTATAGGTGAGAACTGTAGAGTAATGTTCTGTGGAGACTTTCGACAGGCAGATCTAAAACAAAACGGACTACAAGATTTTATTAAGGTTCTTAAACGCATGGATAGATTTACGTTTATTGAATTTGAAGTAGAGGATATTGTACGATCTGATTTTGTAAAACAATACATCATTGCAAAGAATGAACTAAACCTATGAAAGCAGTAATTAGTCACAGGATATATATGGATTGTAGTTCTGAACTGCAAGAGAAGCTCGATAAAGAGCTTACATATTCAATCCCTACGCACAACCCGTTAGATCCGCCTCAGATAATTAAGAATATGGGCATAATTCGTAACGGGTTAGTATCACTACCAATAGGGCGAACGGATTTAATCCCAGAGCACTATGAAATAGTTGATAAACGAGTGCACAAACCTGTAGACTTTCCTGAGTTTAAGTTCCCTCTTCGAGAAAGCCAGCAGAAGGTTTATGATGAAATCGAAGACAATGCTATAATTAACGCGTGGGTCAGTTGGGGCAAGACTTTTACAGGTTTAGCTATTGCAGGTAAACTTGGACAAAAGACACTTGTTGTTACCCATACTGTCCCTCTGCGTAATCAGTGGGCAAAGGAAGTAGAGAAAGTCTTTGGTTTTAAACCTGGTATCATAGGCAGTGGAAGATTTGAACTTGATGCTCCTATCGTAATTGGCAATACCCAAACTCTCTACCGAAACGTAGACAAGATTCGTAAAGAATTTGGGACAATCATACTAGATGAGATGCATCACGTTAGTAGTCCGACGTTTAGTAAAATACTAGATACAAATTACTGTAGATATAAGATAGGGCTGTCAGGAACTATAGAAAGAAAGGATGGTAAACACGTTGTGTTCAGAGATTACTTTGGTAATACTCTCTTTAAGCCACCTAAAGAAAACTATATGACCCCGACAATACACCTTGTAGCGTCTGATATTAGATTCATGGATGGTGCAAAAATTCCTTGGGCTAACCGAGTAACTAAGTTAGCAAATGATGAAGAGTACAGGCATACTATTGCAATGCTTGCTGCGGCCTACGCCGCAAGAGGGCATAAAGTTCTAGTAGTAAGTGATAGAGTTAGCTTTCTAAAAGCCTGCTCTGAGCTAACAGGAGATAAATCAGTATGCGTTACAGGAGATGTTTCGCACGAGGATAGGGAAACGCTTGTAGATGAGATACTCTACGGAGATAAGAACGTTCTTTACGGAACGCAGGCAATTTTCTCAGAGGGTATATCAGTAGACACACTCAGCTGCTTAATACTTGCTACCCCTGTAAATAATGAACCACTACTCACACAGCTTGTGGGTCGAGTGATTCGAAAGAAGGAAGGTAAAATATCCCCCGTGATAATAGATATTCACTTGAAAGGAAATACGGCTCGAAAACAAGCCTCCAATCGTGTTGGGTTCTATATGAAGCAGGGCTGGGATATGAAGTACCTTTAAAAAAATATATCTTGACAAATTGGTAAAAAGGAGGTATAATAGTGCTCTTATTTGATTGGAAGAAGGTTTACGATACGGCAGAGGGAAATATTTCCTCTTGCATCTTGATAATGGAAATGCTTATAAAGAAGCAACTACCGAAAAACAAGTACGACCGTATCTACAACTATTCTAATAAAAATTTTACAGGACCCAGCTTTCTTCTTCATGGAGATTTGCTTCTGTACCATTCCTATAAGTATACAACAAAAGAACTATGCATATACTACGCGTTAGCGTCTTTACGAAGCTACGCAGATTATATTGCATATAACAAAACTACGCTTGATCCACTTCATTGTCCTGTGGATTTAAGCGAAATCAACGACAACAGACTACTCATAGTATTACAGGACGAAATAACGTTCATCTATGAAGAAGTCACACTGGAGACTATACACTAATGGCATTATCATTTAATAAGCAAACTGGCGGAGCCCAGAAATCATCAATTAATACCTTTCAATACAAAGACGGCGACAACAAATTTCGCGTAGTTGGAGACATTCTAGCTCGTTATGTCTATTGGATTAAAGGCGAGAACGAAAAGAACATACCTATAGAGTGCCTATCTTTTGATAGAAATTCTGAGCGATTCAACAACAAAGAGCAGGACTGGGTACGCGAGTACTATCCCGACCTTAAATGTGGCTGGAGCTACGCTTGTCAAGTTATTGACCCAAGCGATGGCACAGTCAAAGTAGCAAATCTCAAGAAGAAGTTGTGGGAGCAAATCATTACTGCCGCAGAAGATCTTGGAGATCCTACTAATCACACAACTGGCTGGGACATTTGTTTCAAGCGAGTAAAGACTGGCCCACTACCTTACAATGTTGAGTATCAACTCCAAGCATTGAAGTGTAAGCCTCGTGCTCTTACAGAAGACGAACTAGCCTCTATCACAGATCTAAAGTCTATGGATGATGTTATGAGCCGTCCTACCCCTGACGCACAGAAAGAGTTGTTAGACCGTCTCCGTAACCACGGTGCAGAGACTGATGACGAAGCTCTCGATGCTGAGTTCAACGTAGGGTGATATTATTTACGGCAGACTGGCACATAAAGCTGGGACAGAAAAACGTTCCAGTAAAGTGGGCGACAAACCGTTACAGAATGTTCTTTGAGCAAGTATACGCACTAGAAGAGCAGTGTGCTATGCACATAATTGGCGGCGATCTCTTTGATCGTTTGCCAAATATGGAAGAGTTAGAGCTTTACTTCTCCTTTATTCGAGGAGTAAAGATTCCAACTATTATCTATGATGGAAACCATGAGGCTACAAAGAAACATAAAACTTTCTTTACACAGCTAAAGCAAGTTTCCAGAGATATTAACCCGCTTATCAATGTAGTAGATATCTCTTACATTGATCAAGATCTTGGGTATGGCATACTGCCTTACGCAGATCTACACAGAAAGGGTGCAGTAGAACATTTTGACACGAGTAAGCCTTTGTTTACCCATGTCCGAGGAGAGATCCCACCACACGTTAAACCAGAAGTTGACTTAGATATATTCGAAGACTTCCCCGTTGTGTTTGCAGGAGACTTACATTCTCATAGTAATACACAAAGAAATATTGTATATCCAGGCAGTCCCATGACTACCTCGTTTCATAGAAATTTAGTAAAGACAGGGTACTTACTTATTAATGAACAAGATTGGAGTTGGATGTGGGAAGAGTTTAAACTACCTCAGCTAATTCGTAAGACAGTTACAAGTAGTGAAGAAATGACTGCTACTGTCTTTAATCATACAATCTATGAAGTAGAAGGCGATATACAAGATCTAGCAGGAGTAAAGAATTCAGAGCTCCTAGATAAGAAAGTGGTAAAACGAAAGTCAGAAGCCTCTTTAATTATGGACAAAGAGATGACCATACAAGAAGAGCTAGTAGAGTACTTAACCTACATACTAGAAATTAACCCTGCTAAAATACCAGACATCATAGGAACTTACAATGATTACACTTCAAACATTGAAATGGGATAACTGCTTTAGTTACGGTTCTGGTAATGAGTTACAATTAGACGATAATACTGTTACACAAATCCTTGGTACTAACGGTATGGGTAAGTCTTCCATACCGTTAATCATCGAAGAAGCATTGTATAATAAAAACTCAAAGGGAATCAAAAAAGCAGACATTCCAAATAGATACGTTAATGACGGATATAATATATGTCTGTCCTTTACAAAGGATAATGATAGTTATGTAATTACCGTTAATCGAAAAACAAACATAAAAGTTAAACTTGAAAAGAATGGCTCGGATATATCTAGCCACACAGCTACAAACACATATAAAACTTTGCAAGAGATTCTTGGAGTTGACTTTAAAACCTTCTCACAATTAGTGTATCAAAATACTAATGCAAGTTTACAGTTTTTAACTGCTACAGATGCTAACCGTAAGAAGTTTCTGATAGACTTGCTACACCTAGAAAAATACGTTGAATTGTTCGAAGTATTTAAAAGTGCCTCTAGAGAAGTATCCAGTACGTCTGCTACTATAGCAGGGAAGTTAGCGACAGTAGAGAAATGGTTAGAAACAAATAAATTGAGTGATACACTCATACTACCCATGATGGATTTAGAAATTAATACATCTGATGATGAGAAAGCTTTAAGTTCTTTGACGGCAGAGATTGCAAATATCTCCGAAAAAAATAAAAAAATTACTACAAACAATCAATACAAGGCACTGCTTGACCAAATAGATATAGCAGCTATACAGAGTTCAGAAGTAACACAGTATGAATCCTATGATGATTTGCAGGAAGAGTTCGGTAATGTAAAAGCAGTCGCTGCGGGTGCAAAACGAACACTGACAAAGCTAGAAAAATTAAAAGAAGAGTGTCCAACTTGCAAGCAATCTATAGATGTTTCTGCAGAGAAAGCTATGATTGCAGTAGAGCAGGGAAATTATGACGAAGCTGTAAATGCTATAAGTAGAATTACACCTGAGATTTTGCGTATCAAGGCGCGTAACCTGGAGTTTGAAAGAAATGCTACTGCACAGAAAGATTGGGAAGATTTAGTAAGGTCTTTCGATCCAACTCTCCCAAAGATAGTATTGGATAAGCAAGAGCTTGAAGAAAAGCGGGCATTGATTGAAGAGAGCTTGACTGAGGCAAAACGCCTACGCGCAAATAACTATGTAGAAAATGAAAGACGCACACGACTTAATACTCGTATTCAAGTTATTCAAGAGCAGACTGCAGAGTTTGTTGAACAACAAGAAGAGTATGATGGCAAGTTGTTAGGAAATCAAAAACTCGAAGCAGAGTTAGAGACTCTTAAAAAGTCTTTTAGCACTAACGGATTACTTGCGTATAAGATTGAAAACTTAGTTGGAGAGCTAGAAGAGTTAGCGAATGAGTACTTAGCCGAATTGTCTGATGGTCGTTTTACACTTGAGTTTGTTGTCTCTAATGATAAGTTAAATGTACAAATTACTGATAATGGTAATGTAGTAGATATTCTAGCACTTTCTTCTGGAGAGTTAGCAAGAGTGAACACTGCTACTTTGATAGCGATTCGTAAGCTAATGAGTAGTATCTCGAAGTCTAAAATCAATATATTGTTCTTAGACGAAGTAACCAACGTACTCGACGATCAAGGCAGGGAAAAGTTAGTAGAAGTCCTACTGAGAGAAGATATGAATACCTATATAGTATCTCATGGGTGGTCTCATCCTCTCCTTGAAAAGATCGAAGTAGTTAAGGATGGAAACATTAGTACACTGGAGAAGTAGATGAGTGCGGGTAGGAGAAGAATATGGTGGAATGTAGTAAGTGGAGCAGCCCTTACTGAAAATTATTGGAAACACAATTGCGGCTATATAGAAGTAACAGTACTAGAAGGTACTGCTTGTACAAGTTGTGGTATTAGCGAGGAAGAATATGGTAGACTCAAGAGCAAAGGGAGCGAGGGGAGAGTATCTAGTACGTGATATGCTTCGAGATGCTACTGGTTTAAAATTCGAAAGAGTGCCTGCCTCGGGCGCTCTGGAGTATCTTAAAGGAGACTTATATGTCCCTAACCAGAGAAATCATTTTTGTATAGAGGTAAAGAATTACAAAGATTCACCATTGAGTGATAGAATCTTTACACAACCTAAGACTAATAATCTTATAAGATGGTGGAAGAAAGTTGTAATACAAGCGGCAGGTGGCGATCAAAAGCCAATGCTATTTTTTAAATATGATCGATCTAAGGTATTTGTAGTGATAGAGATGAAGCCAGAAAACACAGATGAGTATCTGTATATCAGGTTTCTAAATTGTTATGTACTATTAGCAGAGGATTGGTTAGCAAGTGAAAAAGTGGAGTGGATAGGTGGCTTTTAATTTTAATGAAGCAATCGGAGGTGCCGAAAGCACTGTATTGATTGTGGATGCACTAAACTTAGCTTTTAGATGGAAGCATCAGGGCAGAACAGACTTTCGAGAGCAGTATGTAGAAACAGTAAAATCTCTAGCAAACTCTTACAAATGCGGTAGGATTATTATTACCGCAGATTGGGGTTCTTCTAGTTATAGAAAAGAGTTATTACCAGAGTACAAACAGAATCGAAAAGATAAGTATGCTGTACAGACGGAGGAAGAAAAGCAAGCATTTGCAGACTTCTTTGACGAGTACGAAGCAACACTAGAGCTACTAGAAGAGAGTTATACAATACTTCGCTATAAAGGTGTAGAGGCAGATGATCTTGCTGCCCACCTTGTGAAGCAAAAAGAAGAGTATGGCTTAAAAGACATTTGGCTGTTGTCAAGTGACCGAGATTGGGACTTGTTAATCCAAGACGGTGTGAGTAGGTTTTCCTACGTTACTCGAAAAGAAGTAACAATAAATAACTGGAGTGACCACTACGAAGTAACTCCTGAGCAGTATATATCCTTTAAGTGTCTAACAGGGGATAAGGGAGATAACGTTCCAGGTATTAATGGTATAGGCCCGAAGAGAGCAGCACAACTCATAGAAGAATACGGCGATGCGCTAACAATTTACGACAACATTCCATTAGATGGTAAGTATAAGTATATACAAGAGCTAAATGCAAATGCTGAAGTATTGCTAAAAAATTATGAGTTGATGGACTTAATTACATATTGCGATGACGCGATAGGCACGGATAATATATCCGAAATACAGAGGAAAATGATTTAATGGATCAGTATCAAAGTTTTATACACAAGAGTAGGTATGCACGCTGGCTAGAAGAAGAAGGCCGTCGTGAGACTTGGGAAGAAACAGTTAAGCGTTATATTGACTTTTTCAAGGAAAGAGAGCAGTTGAACAACGAAGAGGGTCAAGAGTTGTTTGACGCTATTCAAGCTATGGAGGTTATGCCTTCTATGCGCTGTATGATGACCGCAGGTGAAGCACTTAAACGTGATAACGTAGCAGGCTTTAATTGTAGTTATTTACACATTGACCATCCACGAGCTTTTGACGAGCTTATGTATGTATTAATGTGCGGAACAGGGGTAGGCTTTAGTGTAGAACGTAACTTCATTACTAAACTACCAGAAGTAGCTGAATCGTTCCATAAAACAAGCTCTACTATTGTAGTAAGTGATAGTAAGCTAGGATGGGCAAGTGCTTTCCGTGAGTTGATTGCCATGCTTTATGCAGGTAAACTACCTCAGTGGGATATGAGCCGAGTACGTCCAGCAGGTGCTAGACTTAAGACGTTTGGTGGAAGAGCTTCAGGGCCTGAGCCTTTAGAAGATTTGTTTCGTTTCTGCGTAAACATTTTCCAAAAAGCAGCAGGTCGTAAGTTGACAAGTATTGAGTGCCACGATGTTGTATGTAAGATTGCAGATATTGTAGTAGTAGGCGGTGTACGTCGTTCTGCTCTTATTAGTCTTTCAAATCTTTCTGATCAACGTATGTCAAAAGCTAAGTCTGGCGCTTGGTGGGAAAACGAAGGTCAACGTCGTCTCGCAAACAACTCTGTAGCGTATACTGAGAAGCCTGACTTCGAAGCATACCTTAACGAGATGAAGAACTTGTATGAATCTAAAGCAGGAGAGCGTGGCTTATTCAGTCGTGTAGCAGCTCAGAAGATTGCAGCACGTAATGGTCGTAGAGACGCAACTCATGACTTCGGTACTAACCCTTGTTCTGAGATTATTCTACGAAGTAATGAGTTCTGTAACTTATCAGAAGTAGTTGTACGTTCAGACGATACTCTTGAAACTTTAAAGAAAAAAGTAAGAATAGCAACGATTATTGGTACTCTACAGTCAACTCTTACAGACTTTAGGTATCTGCGGGTGCGCTGGAAGCGTAATACTGAAGAAGAAGCATTGTTGGGCGTAAGCTTAACAGGCATAATGGATCATGATGTACTCGGAGGCAAGAACGGCACAGCCGAATCTCCAATGTTAGCATCATGGTTAGAGGAGATGAGAGATGTTAGTATTGAAACAAATAAAGAGTGGGCTGCAAAGCTTGGTGTTAATCAGTCTGTGGCTATTACATGCGTTAAGCCTAGCGGCACTGTTTCTCAGCTTGTTGACAGTGCTTCCGGCATTCATCCTCGCTTCTCTAAGCATTACATTCGGAGAGTACGTTCAGACAAGAAAGACCCACTTGCACTCTATATGGAGCAAGCAGGGTTCCCAGTAGAGAATGACGTTATGTCCGCCTCTTCTGTAGTCTTTAGTTTCCCTGTAAAGGCGCCTGAGTCTAGTACTTGTGTGAAAGAAGTAGGAGCAATGGAGCAGTTAGCTCTGTGGAAGACGTACCAGAATCATTGGTGCGAGCATAAACCAAGTGTAACTGTATACTATACTGATAGCGAGTATCTACAGGTAGCACAATGGATATGGGATAATTTTGATATGTGCTCCGGTATTAGTCTATTACCGACTAGTGACCATGTATATCAACAAGCTCCCTATGAAGACATCAGTGCTGAGAAGTACGATGAGCTAGTGGCGGCAATGCCACAAAATGTAAATTGGGAAGAGCTATCTCAATTTGAAAAGGAAGATAATACGACAGGATCACAGGAGCTTGCCTGTGTAGGCGGAGCTTGCGAAATAGTATAAAACCACGCTACTGATAATATCACTAGCAAACTATTAATAGGACATTATAATGACTGAAGTAACTGAAAATGAAGTACAAACCATCTCTTTGAATGATAAAGAGTATAACGTAGCAGACCTAAGTGAGAAAGCGAAGTATCTAGTAGCTCAAGCTCAGGATATGCAACGTCAGCAGAGCGAAGCTCGTGCCAGGGCAGACCAGATCGAAGTAGGGCTTCAAGGCTTTACGCGATTGCTACAGGAGGAGTTGGAGAATCCAGCCCCTGTTGAAGAGGTAAGTTAGACAAAAAGGGACTGTAAAGTCCCTTTTTTATGATTCTAATGCTCTTATTCTTGCTTCTAGTTCTTGTATCGCTTTTAATAACACCGGTATTGTTTCTGTATAACTAAGACCCTTTGCAATAGTAGTACTATCAGAACTTTCGGCCATAGATAATGTTCCATCACTCTCAATAACAAGTCCACTCATTTCATCAATGATTTCTGGAAAGTTTGTTTCCCAATCCTGAGCAATAAAACCTATCTTAGTTCTATCTGCGCCATCATCACCGAATCTATTATATTTTACACACCTCATATTCATAAGATCAGGTAAAACAGTTCCAAGCGATACAATATTTTCTTTTATTCTCTCGTCAGAGTGAGCAGTCCACGAGGTGTTACCAAAACCTATGTAAACACCAGCATTGTTCTGATTGATAGTATACCAAACTTTACTAGTTCCGCCGCTTCCACCACCAAATCCCCATCTATCGGTTGTATTAGAGGTCGCTGAAGTCATCCACATATCATTTCTAGGGTCAGATAGGCCGATGCCGATCTTGTTATCGCCTACTGATAGAGTGACATTAGAGGATGAGCCAGAACCAAAGTTCATTTTATCTCCATTGTGGAGATAATCTATGAAACCACCTACAGCTGACCCATTGTCATAAAATTTAATATGCGCACTGCGATTAGCTTGACTTGCGTCAAATATAAGATATGGGGAACCCCCAGAAGCCGAGTCAATTCTTATAGCCGGGTCAGCTATCAAGCCGCCTCCAACATCTAATAAAGAGGCTGGAGTAGGTGTTCCGATACCAACGTTTCCATTTCCTAAAATAGATAATCTTTCATCAGTAACAGCATCACCTGCAACAGATCCAAGGAAGAAACCCATTCTTCTACTAGCGGCAGTATTGTGATTGAAAGACATGATGTACATATCTTGTTGATTACCACCAAACTTGATAGCGTTATAAACACCATTGCCTGTGCCAGAATTTCCAAGTACCAACGTCTCATTGGAATTGGCTAAGGTTACATCCGTGGCTGTATGAGCCATTTGAACATGGAGTTTACCACCTGGAGAAGCTGTTCCGATACCAACGTTTCCACCATTTGGATTCAGAAGCAAAGGATATTCAGTAGCTAAATTATTTGCATCTTGCGCTTGCAACCATGATCCCCACGGCGCATTACCTGAAACACCCATATGAAGTCCGTGAGAAGCATTCGCGGTTTTTGCTCTTAAAGACAGCATGCCCACAGGCGTACTTCCTGATGTTGCAGGAAGACCATTTGCACCATTTACGTGCAAAGATAAATCTGGAGTACTAATTCCGATACCAACCTTTGCACCATTTAAGGTCATAGTGTCGACAGTTTCATTTGTGAATGTCATTTTTGTAGTGTTGTGGTCTACAGATATTTTACTAGCATCTACATCTGAACCATCACCAAATAATATTCCTGAAGTTCCTGCTTCTGCTGTTAAGAATTGAAGATAATTTGTACCTTCTCTTTCTAAAACTATTTGTGCAGAAGAATGCGGAGCAATACCGGTATCACTTGCTTTTACATGAAGTAAGTTTGCTGGGGAGGTTTCTCCAATACCAACGTTGCCTGCAAAGGTTGCCTCACCATTACCCTTAATCCAGAATCGTGGAGTTAAGACTGTATTTGCTGAACTATTTTGAGGTGCTGTCCAAACTTGAAATTGACCATATGAATTGTCATCTGCTTGAAGTGCTATAGCGGTTGAACCTGTTACACCGCCCCATGTGCCAGCTTGTTTTGGACTATTAGAACTTAAAGTACTGCTTATGTTTACACCAAGAACTTGTCCTGCAAAGCCAACACCTGCGGTACTATTAGCTGAAGGTATAACTTTTAAATCTCCAGTTCCATTCGCGGCAGGAGAAGTGTCTAAGGTAAGAATACCTGTACTTGTAATTGCGCCACTAGAGATAGTGCCTGTGCTAGTAATCGCATTAGCACCCATTGCAAGAGTACCGGTCATTGTTCCACCAGCTTTAGGTAGAGCTGCATCGGCTGTAACACCATCTGCGGCTACGTCACGACCGTCAAAGGTTGAGTTTGTAGTGATCGCTCCAGTCATTGCTCCACCTGCTAAGGGTAACTTTGTAGCTAAAGCAGAGGTAAGAGTAGTATTGTAGTTAGCATCATCATTGATAGCATTAGCGAGTTCATTAAGATCATTCAACGTGCTTGGAGCACCACCAATGAGAGTAGTAAGTTCTTGTTGTACGAATGCGGTAGTAGCTAACTGAGTAGTAGTTGTATTACCCGCAGCGGTCGGAGCGACCGGCACACCTGTTAGCGACGGACTAGCTAGAGTAGCTTTAAGAGCCACATCACTGATA